GGAGCATTACGCGGCTGGTAACCGCGGTGCTCGTTAGCAGACCGATCGCTGCGTATGACGTTGCGAACGGCTGCAACGGCGGGGACCGCCGTATGATCGTCTAATTCAATACCAAGCGGTTGGGGTTAGAATTTTGCCCGGGCAAACCACCGCGGCCCATAATGGCATTCATGGCATATGAACCAGCAGTAGACGTTGCAAAACGCCCAGCTTGTGCAAGCAAGGGCAGCGCATAGTTATTAAAAACTTGCTCACCTTGTTGACGAGCACCAGCTGCAAATGCATTAAGGCCTTGGTTGATGTACGAATCTTGAGTAGCTTCGTTGTGAGTGAACTCCTGTTGAGCACTCATACTACTTGTCGCGGACATAGTACCGGGACTATTCGGCGCAGCCTGTGTACCAATAAGGACACCAGTCTTCTGTGGCAAACCTTCCGTCAGAAGCAAATGCTCTGCAGAAAGAGGCACAGAACCGGCGGGAGCGCCTTCTACAAGTACAACAATACTACACCAATCCATACCAAACGGACTCTGAACTTCACCGGGAGCCGTTGCAGTCAAAGTCGATACCTGGTTAGGATCTTGATATTGAAAAGCACGCTCATCAATCCACTTGTTAATAGCAGTAATAGGCGACTGCGTCAAAGACGCTAACGTAATACGTTTGTAGTGCGCCAACCCTGTCATCTGCGAAACAGTAGTCGGATACTGGAATTGACTACCACCAGCACTGTACATCGATTCGACAGACAAACCGATGTGAACAAAACCAGTCGTAGACGTAGGTGCGAGAGGACTAACTAAACGGACTGCATGTGCGACGGGACGAATAGCTTCAAAAGCACTACGAATCTCAGCAATGCCATTACGATTATAAACCGTAATGCCGTTAAAGACAGGCCATTGGACCTGACTAGCACTGATTGGATTGGCATCAATGACGGCTGCATTATACGCTGGGCGAAATGCAAAGCCAGTCAGCCATCCAGATGCGGCAGCTGGACAGGAAACCTGATCAGTTGCTGCATTAGCAATACTAGGCATAGTATTGCTATCTGGAACCTTAGCACCCTGTGCATCGGGATGAAATGGATCCAATTGCGCAAGAGCAAAACGAGCGGAAGGATTCAGCTGGGTAGGGGGGCAGTGGCAGGCACGGGACGCCTTCGACGTTCGTGAACCACGACGGTAACGCGTACGAGTACTCGTACGACGATACGTACGACGAGCCGGAGCACGTCGCCGAGCTGGCTTCCGCACATTCGTAGAAGAGCGACGATAAACCATCTGTTCGATTTAGAGAAGAAACAGAAATGAGAGAACTAAGGTGCCGGTAAAGTACAGTTTGCTCTGAACATAAGTTCAGATACTTCCCAAACTTCAACTTGACACAGCACAGTAGCTCCTAGGTAATAATGTGAATGGACACCTACTGTGCCATTTCACGAGACCTAGGAGCTATAGCCAAAACACTTTCCATTTTGCCATGGACCACACAAGCAAATTCCGTGCCTGGTGTTTCACTTTGAACAACTACACGCTGCAAGATGAAGAACACATCAAGGGAGTGGTGGCTACCTTCGCCCGATACATCGTCTTCGGAAGAGAACTCGCCCCAGATACGGGGACACCCCATCTCCAAGGCTACCTCTACTTCCACAACGCCCGTCAAAGAAAGGCAGTCTCAAGGCTGTTTCCTCGTGCAAGGTTGGACGTGGCTAACGGCTCAGCTAAACAAAACCGCGTCTACTGCACTAAAGAAGGGGACTACTTCGAGCATGGGGACATGCCGATCGAAAAAGCAGAAGCGAGAATGCGGGGAGGCGTGGCTAACGCCGCTCGATATACCAACGCCGTTGAACTCGCCAGAAAGGGAGACATGGACTCAATTCGAGAGAGTGATCCCCAAATGTTCCTCATCCATGGACCCCGGTTGGAATCCCTGTATGCACCCGAAGCTCGTCCGCTCGAGGGCGAACTCCTCCACGAATGGTGGGTTGGGCCTTCTGGTACCGGCAAATCAAGACTACTTTGGGAACTCTATCCAAAGCACTTCGCGAAAGCCTTGAACAAGTGGTGGGATGGCTACCGCCATCAAGAAGTTGTCGCAATCGAAGAGTGGAGTCCAAAGAATGACTTGACTGCGTCTTCGCTGAAGAAATGGGCCGATCGATATCCGTTCCCCGGAGAGATCAAGGGAGGATGTCTCCAAGGGTTGAGACCAAAGAAGATCATTGTGCTAAGCAATTACACGCCGCAACAATGTTTCCTGAACCAAGAGGACCTCGAGCCGATCCTTCGGCGATTCACGGTCATGTACTTCCCGAAAGAAGAGCAGCACGCGCGTTACCGAGCCGCGGATTTCTGTATCCCAATCGACACGATCATGGATTGTGTGATTTCGGAAACAATCGGTGATGATGATGATGAGTGCGAGCTCCCAGATTTAGATCTGGATACGCTCTTTAGTGATGACTTGTGATGCCTCTACGGCATCTACGCTTTTATAATCCAGTATGTATTGATATTGATGTTGAGTGTTGGACACCGTCTACGACGGTGTCTTGTTAAGCCATATGTGGCCGACCTGCCGTCGGCCTGGGTATAACTCGCTTCGCTCGATACGCCCTTCACGCCTCTCTCGCCAACTACGCTCCCTGCGGTCGCTCGTTCTGGCTCGGGGATCCCGCGGCGGGCTAAGGCTTGGATTGTATGTTACGGGGTATTGTGTAACCGGGTACGGTGTAACCAGGTTATGTGTAACCCTTCCTAAGTGCGGACCGCACTTCTATAGGTACGGTTTATACGTTACACGTTGAAGTTCAGTGTATACGTTGTGTGGACCACGTACGTATACATACAAACTCCTATACGTTTACGATATGACTTGGCGTAACTATGGTATACTTAGTTACTGACAAAAATGAATGGTCGGTGTAACCCTTCACTACGCAAGAGGGTAACCTCCTCATTCTTCAATTTGCCAAGTAACCCACAAGTGTAACCTCAACCATGGCCAGTGTTCGCAACGAGTCCGACCCTGTCCCACAGACTGCCAGCAACAGCCTCATCTTCCAGATGATGCTCCACTACAAGCAACAGCTCGAAGCGGCGCAGGCAGAGAGAGAGATCCTGACCAACGTGCTTGCTACGCAGCAGTCGCAGATCCATCAGCTCGTCGTGGACAACCGCCAACTTACGACCGCCAACCAGCGTGGTGCCAACTTGGTCAACATGAAGCACGAGGCGGGTATCATGTTCGGACAATGCACGGATCGAGTTGCAGAGCTGTTCGGTACGATGAGGCGCGAGATCCCGGAGGTGATGGCGTTCCACCCAGAGATGGAGCGCATCATCCTGCGTGCCGACTTCGCGCATCACATGCTCCACGGTATCAACTTCGTGGACCTCACTGCGGATGACGAGCTCACCGAAGAAGAAGAAGAGATGTCTGATGAAGAAGTAGAATTGTAATACACTCCACTTGTCTACGACCGTTCCGTTCCTTTGAGGGGGGGGGTCTTCATGACAAGCAGAATCAGAATCAGAATAAGAATCAGAATAAGAATCAGATTTTCTGAGTACGATAAAAACCATCTGGCTTCGCCATCTGGCTTTTATTAAAATAAAATGTTTCCTAAATCACCAATCAATCTCCATATCCTCCGGGATATTTTGGAGAGTAGCGTCCAATGTTACATAACGATTACCCTGGACGCGGGCAGCACGGGCTGCCTGCCCAGCCTGGCGGCGGGCCATCGCATTCGCGAGAGATGGAGCAGATCGCGGTTGGTACCCGCGATGCTCATTTGCAGCACGGTCGCTCCGAACAACGTTGCGAATAGCTGCAGCAGCGGGGACCGCGGTATGATCGTCTAATGCATAGGCGAGGTCAACGACAAGCGGTTGATGTTAGAATTTTGACCGGGTAAACCGCCACGGCCCATAATAGCATTCATAGCCATAGCTGTAGCGGTACTGGTAGCAAACCGCCCCGCACGAGCAAGCAGGGGTATGGCAAAGTTATTGAAAACTTGCTCACCTTGTTGACGAGCCCCTGCTGCAAATGCACTAAGGCCTTGATTGATATATGAATCTTGAGTAGCTTCGGTATGAGTAAACTCCTGTTGAGCACTCATACTACTAGTAGAAGACATAGTACCAGGGCTATTAGGAGCGGCCTGTGTGCCAATAAGCACACCGGTCTTCTGTGGCAATCCTTCTGTGAGAAGCAAGTGCTCAGCAGAAAGAGGCACAGATCCAGCTGGAGCGCCTTCGACGAGTACAACAATAGAACACCAATCCATACCAAACGGACTACCAACCTCAGCTGGCGCAGACGCAGTCAAGCTCTGAACTTGCTGAGGATCTTGGTATTGGAATGCACGCTCATCAATCCACTTGTTGATAGCAGTAATAGGCGATTGAGTCAGCGAAGCCAACGTAATACGCTTATAATGAGCCAACCCTGTCATCTGCGAAACAGTAGTTGGGAATTGCCACGCAGCGCCTGGGCTGCTAAACATGGATTCGACAGATAGTCCAATGTGGACAAAACCAGTAGTACTGGTAGGTGCCAATGGACTAACTAAGCGCACAGCATGCGCAACAGGACGAATCGCTTCAAAAGCGGCTTTGATTTCAGTAAAGCCGTTTCGATTGAATACGCTAGCACCAGAAACAGCGACTGGCCACGTGACTGTAGAGGCATCAACAGGAGTAGGATTGATAACAGCACCGTTGTATGATGGACGGAAAGCAAACCCCGTTAAGAACCCAGATGCAGCTGCTGGACAGGAAACCTGATCAGTAGCGGCATTAGCAATACTAGGCATAGTATTGCTATCCGGAACCTTGGCGCCCAATGCATCGGGGTGAAACGGATCCAACTGCGCAAGAGCAAACTTGGCAGAAGGATTCAGTTCCGACGGCGGGCAGTGGCATGCACGGGACTTCGACGTGCGTGCACGACGGACACGCGGACGAGAACTCGTACGACGATACGAACGACGAGCCGGAGCACGTCGCCGAGCTGGCTTCCGCACATTCGTAGAAGAGCGACGATAAACCATCTGTTCGATTTAAGGAAGAAACAGAAATGAGAGAACTAAAGTGCCGGTAAAGTACAGTTTGCACTGAACACATGAGAACATAAGTTCAGTTCGTTCCCAAACTTCAACTTGACACAGCACAGTAGCTCCTAGGTAATAATGTGAATGGACACCTACTGTGCCATTTCACGAGACCTAGGAGCTATAGCCAAAACACTTTCCATTTTGCCATGGA